AAACAAGACACACTTAAAGAATACTTTGCAAAGGGCATGGAAGTAGATGAGATACCTAGAGATGAATTATCAGAATATTTAAAGGCAGACTTATTTGCTACACGAGATTTATATCAATCTATAACTAGCAGATTAAGAAAAGATAAAAATAAACCTTTGTTAAATACAGTAAACCTTACAAATGATGTATGTGTTATACTAGCAAAGATATACAGGAATGGTTTCTCTGTTGACTTAGATAAACTTGATGAAGTTAAGAAACAATTTGAAAATGAAAAGACAGAAGTAGAAAATAGATTAAACAAACAGGTAAGATATCTTATGGGTGACACACCTATAAATTTAAATAGTCCTGAACAAATGTCGTGGGTAATTTATAGCAGAAAGCCATTAGACAAATCTATGTGGGCAAATAATTTTACACCTTACATGCCTGAGCTACAGTACAAAGATACTGTAAAAACATATTCAAAGATTATAAGAAAAACAAAAGCTGTAAAATGTAGTGTCTGTAATGGAGAGGGATACATAAGAAAAGTAAGAAAAGATGGTAGTTTATATGCTAGAACTAGTAGATGTACTAATTGTAATACTCATGGTTACTTATTTAATGATACAGGAGATGTAGCAGGTTTAAAGTTTGTAGCACCAAATGCTAAATGGGTAAGTGCAAATGGATTTACAATTAACAAAACTTATTTAGATACGTTGCGTAGTGTCGCAAGAAAAAATAATATGGAGGATGCTGTAGTATTCTTAACCGACTTACAGAGACTATCTGCACTTGATACATACTTGTCATCTTTCGTAGACGGAATACGAATATACACAAAACCTGATGACAAGTTGCATGTTAGATTACTACAACATAGAACAGCAACAGGCAGATTTAGTGGAGCAGACCCTAACATGCAAAACATGCCAAGAGGTGGTACGTTTCCTGTTAAACGTGTGTTTGTATCACGATGGGAAGGTGGTAAGATACTTGAAGCAGACTTTGCTCAATTAGAGTTTAGAACTGCAGCCTACTTATCACAAGATAAAATAGCAATAAAGGAGATAGAAAATGGTTTCGATGTTCACAGTTACACTGCCAAAGTTATTACTGAAGGTGGTCAAAAAATTAGTAGGCAGGAAGCAAAAGCCCACACGTTCGCCCCACTCTACGGAGCTACGGGGTTTGGGAGGACAACTGCTGAAGCAACGTATTATAAACAGTTCACAGAAAAGTACGAAGGCATCGCACTTTGGCATGCCAGATTGGCTGAGGAGGCTTTAACAACAGGTATGATTACAACACCATCAGGTAGACAGTTTTCTTTTCCTGATGTGCAGAGAAAAAGAGCAGGTGGTGTAAGTCACTTTACACAAATTAAAAATTATCCTGTTCAGTCTTTTGCAACAGCAGATGTTGTACCTTTAATTTTAGTGCATATATACAAAGCACTTGACAAGCATATGTCATGTGTGGTAAATACTGTACATGATTCTATAGTTATAGACGTTCACCCAAGTGAGGTGAACATTGTATTAGATATTATTCGTGAGACTAACAAACAAATGACTTCTTTAATAAACAATATGTTTGATATAGATTTTAACTTACCTTTATTATTAGAAGCAAAGATTGGAGATAATTGGCTTGACACGAAAGATGTAGTGTGATATAACTGTCTTACTTTAAAAGGAGAAAAATATATGAATAATGAATTAGTAACAATAAATACAGATAATTATGCAGCTATGGCAAAAGCTATGGGTCTGTCTGCAAATACAGGAGAGAGTAAAAAAACTAATGTTCTCAATAGGTTAAGGGTTTGGCATCAACCAACTATGGGTAAAGATGTAAACTCAAAAGGCAAAGAAATAACAACTGAAATTATTGAAGGTGGTTGTTATAGGCTTGAAATTGTAGGAGAAACTTCTACATATTATTTTGCAAAGAAGGCAAAGTTTAGACCATTTGCACAAAGATATATGTATAAAAGATATGTACAAAACCACAAAGCTAAAGAAGGCGATAAAAAGGGTGTGTATCATAAAACCATTATGTCAGATAATCTAAATATAGATTTAAAAGATAGTGCAGGTACATTTAACTGTGGTAAACCTGCTGGCTATGTAAAGGACTTTCAATCCTTACCAAAGGAAATGCAGGAATTAATTAAATCTATTAAGAGAAACAGATGTGTTTTTGGTGTCGTTGAAATGCTAGCACCTGTGCAGGAGTCTGATGGAAAAGAAACAGATACGTTAACAAAAGTTCCTGTTCTTTGGGAGATAGATAACAGAGATGCCTATAAAGCTATGGGAGATATCTTTAACAAGTTTAGTAAGATGGAAAGGCTTCCTCTACAGCATATAATTAACCTTGAAGAAACAGAAGAGTTTTCAACAAATACAGGTAACAAATTTTATCTTCCAAGTATGCAGTTAGATTTAACTAACAAGTTAGATATAACAGAGGAAGACCATAAAATGTTTGGTGACTTTATGGATTGGATTAAGGTTCACAACGATAGAATTGTAGCATCTTGGGATGATATAATAGCAAATAATCAAGGTCAAGTTTCTGAAAAAGATATAAAACTTGTAAATGATTTTGTAGATGTGGACGCTTAATGATTAAAAGCAATAACCCATTTGAGGTGCATGGCATCAAATACTTATCACCTAGCAGTATAAATACCTACATAAGTGACATACCTATGTGGGTAGCTAGGTATCTTTTTGGTATTAAATCTAGTAGTGGAGCAGGTGCAATCAGAGGTATTGTACAAGAATCTGTGCTAGCTAAAAAATATGAAACAGGCAAGTTTGATTTTGATTTGTTACAGATGGAGTTTATGACTAAATGCACAGAGTCTATGATTGACTTAGGCGATGTCAAGGTAGAAAAAGAAAGAAACCTACTTAAAAACTTTGGAGAAATTATAGATACTAACTTTAAATATAAAGACCTAGAAGATTATCAAGAAAGAGTAGAGGTTCAGTTTGATGATATGCCAGTTCCTGTTATGGGTTATATTGACTTTAGATTTAAAGATACTATAGTGGATTTAAAAACATCAACACGTATGCCGTATAAACCTACAGAAGCCCAAAAAAGACAGATGGCTTTGTATTCTATGGCATACCCAAACAATAGTGTAGATTTGTTTTTTGCTACACCAAAAGACTATAAGAAGTTTACACTAGATAATTTATCTGCATACAAAAAGCAACTTAAAAAAGTAGCGTTTAGTATACAGAAGTTTTTGTCTATCAGTAATGATAGGCATGAGTTAGCTTCATTAGTTTATCCTAATTTTGACTCATGGACTTGGAGTGATAAACAAAAAAAGGAAGCAAAGAAAGTATGGAGAGATAAAATATGACAGATTTAAAAGCAGATGATATGGCAGAGATGATTAAGGAAAAAGAGAAAGAACTCTATGAACTTAAAAAAGAATATCGTGAACGTAGAACAGAAGGATTGCGACATGCACTAGAGCAGAAAAAAGAAGCTGAAAGATTAGTGCGTGAAGAAATGAAGTCTCTTGGTTATGACTATGGTTCAAACATACGTTGGTATAACTTCTAAGTATGTCAGCCTACAGTGCTACCCAATTAGCACGTAAAAATGGGTATAGGAGTGGTTTAGAGGATACAGTAGCAACCTTTCTAACAGAAAATAACTTTGACTTCTTATATGAGAAAGTAAAGATAGAATGGGAAGACCTTGCATATCGCACCTATACCCCTGACTTTGTTTTGCACAATGGTATTATAATAGAAACAAAAGGAATGTTTACAGTTGCAGATAGAAGAAAACACTTGTATGTTAAGAAACAACATCCTAATTTAGATATTAGATTTATATTTACAAGTAGTAAAAGAAAATTAAGAAAGGGAGCTAAATCAACTTATGGTGAGTGGTGTTCTAAATACGAGTTTATGTATCACGATAGAATTATACCAGAAGATTGGCTAAAAGAAAAAGGAGAAAACAATTATCCTAAGTTTATAAAATTTAACGGCAACAAAATGAGGAGAGTACCATGAAAACATATGACAACAAAGGAAATCAATTTTTTATAGAAGTTATACCTGACATTGATGATGCAGGAGAATGGCTAGGCAGATATAATTTAGCCATAAATGTTCGTAGAACAAATATAGATGATGATAGCTTTTATGCACTAGAAAATATATGTCAAATGGCTTGTGCAGCATTAAGTTTAATGGAAGAAGATATTAAATTACGTAATAGAGTACATAGTTTTTTACAGACCCCTGACGAAAAGAATACAGCCAAAAACAAAGATGTAAAGATAGCAGTTGACAATACATATAAAAATGTTATAAATGTTAATTTTAAAGGGGAGAATGATAATAAATGAATGCAACAGTAAAAGAGTTAATAGAGTTTGAAAAGGGAGAAACTTTACACGAAACAAAAAAAATAAAACCAAAGAAAGATATGGTAAACCACCCACCACATTATAATCAAAGTGGTATAGAGTGTCTTGATGCTATTCAAGCTGCTACGGATGAGGGTTTTGAGTATTATCTACAAGGAAATATTATTAAATATATTTGGAGATATAGATATAAAAATGGTATAGAGGATATTGATAAAGCTATTTTCTATATTAATAGACTAAAGAAGGTATTAAAAAATGCTAGTAAAAGTAATGATGACTCTAAAAGTTGATGAAGAAACATACGTAGGACCCTTAGATGATAGGGTTGATGAGGAACTAAAAGATTACCTAGCAGACTTGGTACATGAGATAGATGGTTTTACAATAAAAAACATAAAAATACTAGTAGGAGATAGAAGAAATGAACAATAATTATTTACCAACAGACTACCAAAACTTTATAGCATTATCAAGATATGCAAGATGGATAGAAGAAGAAAATAGAAGAGAAACTTGGTCAGAAACTGTTGACAGATATGTACAATATATGGTTACACATGTTTCTAAAAATCATAATCTTGATTTAACATTAGAATTACAAAAAGAAATATTTAATCATATTGTTAGTTTAAATGTTATGCCAAGTATGAGAGCTATGATGACTGCAGGTAAGGCATTGGATAGATGCAATGTTGCAGGGTACAACTGCTCATATCTACCTGTTGATAGCCCTCGTGCTTTTGATGAGTGTATGTATATACTTATGTGTGGTACAGGTGTAGGCTTTTCTGTAGAAAGAGAAAACGTAGATAAACTTCCTGTTGTCAATGAACATTTTGAAGAAAGCACAACTGTTATCAAAGTAGGTGATTCTCGTTCAGGTTGGGCAAAAGCATTGCGTGAGTTGATAGCTATGTTATATGTTGGACAAGTTCCTAAACTTGACGTATCAGATGTAAGACCTGCAGGTGCAAGACTTAAAACATTTGGTGGTAGAGCATCAGGTCCTGAACCACTTGTAGATTTATATAACTTTTGCATAAACATTTTTAGAAATGCAGCAGGTAGAAGATTGTATCCTATTGAGTGCCACGATATAATGTGTAAGGTAGGTGAGGTTGTAGTTGTAGGTGGTGTTAGACGTTCTGCACTTATCAGTTTATCTAATCTTGGTGATGACCAAATGAGACATGCTAAGTCAGGTCAGTGGTGGGAGAATGAAGGACACAGAGCTTTAGCTAACAATAGTGTAGCCTACAAAGGTAAAGTAAGTATGGAAACATATATGAGAGAGTGGTTATCTCTTGTTGAAAGTAAATCAGGTGAACGTGGTATATTTAATCGTAAGTCTGCTATTAAACAAGCAGAAAAAAATGGTAGAAGAGATACTAACCATGCATTTGGGTGTAACCCATGTAGTGAGATTATACTAAGACCATATCAATTTTGTAATCTATCTGAAGTTGTAGTTAGAGAAAATGATACTATGAAAACTCTAAAAGAAAAAGTACGCATTGCAACTATACTAGGAACACTACAGTCAACCTTGACAGATTTTAAATATCTGCGTAAGATATGGAAAGATAATACAGAAGAAGAAAGATTGTTAGGTGTGTCATTAACAGGTATAATGGATAACAAGGAGTTTAACACCGATGCTTTTTGGGTATATGAAGATGGAATGAATATGTGGGATGAGTGTCGCACAGGCGATATGTTAAAAGAACTAAAGGAGATTGCAATTGAAACAAATAAACAATTTGCTAAATCTTTGGGTATACCACAATCAACTGCCATTACTTGTGTCAAACCAAGTGGTACGGTTTCTCAACTCGTAGATAGTGCAAGTGGCATACATGCTAGACATAGTAAGTATTACATTCGTACTGTACGTGGTGATAACAAAGACCCATTGACACAGTTTATGATTTATAGTAATATTCCAAATGAACCTGACGTTATGAAACCTGATAGCACTACAGTGTTTAGCTTTCCAATGAAAGCACCTGACAATGCTATCACGAGAAATGATGTTGATGCAGAAGACCAATTAAGAATTTGGTTAGCTTATCAAAGGCATTGGTGTGAACATAAACCTTCTGTTACAATAACTGTAAAAGAAGATGAGTGGATGAAAGTTGGAGCTTGGGTGTATGAAAACTTTGATGATATATCAGGAATTAGCTTTTTGCCACATAGTGACCACACTTATGCACAAGCACCTTATCAAGAAATTAGTAAGGATAAGTATGAAGAGCTAATAAAAGAGATGCCACAGGCAATTGATTGGTCTAGATTGATGGATTTTGAAAAAGAGGACACTACAACAGGCTCAAAAGAGCTAGCTTGCACTGCTGGAGTTTGTGAGGTTGTAGACATAGAGGCTTCATAATTCAGGTATATTACCCTTCGGAGGGTGTGTTTCACCCCTCTGACGGGCTTTATATAAAGAAAAATTTTTAACAATAACAGAAAAAGGAGCATATTATGCAAAATTTAGAACCGAGTATTGAAGATAGAAAGAAATTTGACATTGACCTAGAATATGGTAAAGTTAGAGAGAAAAAAATAGCAGACATGCTTCAAAATAAAAAGATAGAGGTAAAAAGTGAAAGAGACATGTGGAAAAGAACAGGCAATATTGCAATTGAGTTTGAGTCTTATGGAAAACCAAGTGGCATCAATAGCACGGAATCAGATTATTGGTTTCATAATTTGTGTATTGGAAGTGATACGTTCTGCACTCTTGTCTTTGATACAAAAAGCCTTAAAAGAATAATCAATAATTTAGATTATAAAAAAGTAGTTAATGGTGGAGACCACAATGCATCAAAGATGTATCTGTTAAATATACAGAAGTTGTTTTCATCTGATGTGATTAAAGCGTTTTAAAGGAGAATATATATGAGAGAAATGTTAATTGGAGCAGCTAGAACTTATTACATGGGTATGATTAATAAGCATATGTCAAATATGGAAGTGTTACTAAGTAATCCCACAGGAATAGGAGAGCATCAAGATATTCAAGCTGCTATAGAAGAAGAGCTTGGTAAGATAGCAGATTATCATGACAAGCTAGAGATGTTACAAAAGTTTTTTGTAAAATCACAACAATCACCTGAACAAATAAAGGAGAATGAGAATGATGCAAACAAATCGAAGAAGAAATCTTAGTAAATATGATGCACCTTTAAGTATTCAGTTCAAAAGAGGACTGAATGCTTACAAAGGTAAACAATTTATAAAGACTGTAAGAGGTCATAAGATTATAGCCACAGAAAACCCTTACCCTCAAAATACAATGCAACACAGAGAATGGCAACGTGGCTATAACTTTGGATATGCAAATAGCTTAGGTAAGGAAATACAATGGAAACATTTTTACAAGAAGAGGTAAATAAATTTATGAAAGAGAAAAATAAAAGTAATATAACTGCATCTGAATATCAGAGAAAAGCAAAAGAAACTGCTATATTCCCACCTTCTACAGCCCTAGAGTATTTAACTTTAGGGCTTGTAGGTGAAGCAGGTGAGGTGGCTAACAAAACTAAAAAGGTAATCCGTGACAGATTACCAACAGAAGATTGGAAGCATGACCTGCCTAGTGAGATAGGTGATGTATTGTGGTATTGTGCTGTGTTAGCTGATTATTTAGAGTATGATTTAGGTAAGATTATGGAAAAGAACTTAGAGAAATTACAATCAAGAAAGAAACGTGGTGTACTAGGGGGAAGTGGAGATAAGCGTTAAGGTTATTTTAGTTTTTCTTAGCTGGAAAAAAGTCTTTATCGCCAAACATATTAATATATAATCGTATACCCTCAATATAATCTCCGTTTGTATCAATATCAACAAGTGTTTCATAAAGACTATTTCCGTTTTCTTTTCTGTATCTTTCCTCTACTATTCTTCTTTTATTAGTAGGTAAACCTATAAAAAGAGCTTTTAGTTTTCTCTGTCTTTCAGAGGCTGTATCTTTTATACTAGGTTCTAAAACTTTTGTTCTTGCTAAAGTTCTATAGTCTGTTATTTTTTTATTTAAAAAATATTTTTTCTGTCTATCCGTTTTTAATGATTGATAATCCTTACTCATTATGTAAGGAAGAATGTAAGTGTCCATGTTAAGACCCATTTCACCTTTAGCTAGATTAGTAAAAGCAGGGTCTCCCTTTATTTTTCTAGGTGCTATTTGCCTATAATCAAATCTAAGTCTTTCAAGTTCATTTTCAACAAGAGTTCTTTTTTCTTGCTCATTAAAACCAACAATCATTTTAAGAAATGGATTTACATTATATAAGGGTTTATCTCTTGATGGTCTATAAACAGGCACATCTCCTTGTTCAGGGTCGTATTTATCAGGAAAAGACCTCATTGCTCTATTTAACATATATTCCATAAAATCTACAGAAGTAGTATCCTGTACTACCCTATATTCAAGTCCACCCACTGTTCCTGCTATATCTTTTACCATACCAAAAGGAACTAATGCACTGTTAAAAAAATCACCTGCAAATCTAGCTGATACTTCTTGCCAAGTCATATCACTAGGACCACCTGCTTCTCTTGAATTTACAAGACCATCAACTAAACTATCTACAACATATAAACCTGAACCACCTTTTGCTGAACCACCTAAAAATGCATTTATTGCATCTCTTGCTTTTCCGTCAACACCAACAGCTACTTTATCATTATTATGTATTTGTGGTAGCTTTACACCAAATAGTTCACCCTGTTCCTTAGGTCCTGTGTGTCTATATAACCAATCTGCAAACCAAGCAGCACCCATAAAAGGACCTAACGCTGCCGTTAAATCGTATGTTGCACCACCAACCTTAAATTCATAAGGACCTGTATTTTCATCACCAAAATGATTTCTTATTCCATAGAAAGCAGCTAATACACCAAGACCACTCATTTGTTTTCCAAATGCTTCGCTGTCAAGTTTAAGCCTAAATTCGTTTCCTAAACCTACGTTGACACCACGTATACCTTTTTCTCCACCTCTTTTATTAAGTATACCACCCATATTAATTAAACCTAATATTGGTGCATGTTCATATTGAAATATTAATTGATTTACAAGATATCTAGGAAAAGGAACAAGAGCAGATGCAGGTATAAATCCTGTAGCTGCCGTTATAAAACCATCGGCTAACTTGTTAAAAGCTCCTGCCTTACCTTGAAACTTACCCTCTTGATATGTAAATTCTAATGCCTTTGTCATTGCATCTCTAATTGCTTCTTTACCACCATCCATATCAAATATTACATTAAATATTCCTACAGAGTCTTCTGCTCCCTCAGATAAATAATAGTCTTCGAACATTTTTCTAAGACCACCTTGATTAGTATTTGTTCTAATCCATTTGTCGATTTCCCTAGAAAATATAGCTCTTTTAAAATAGTTATCACTCATAGAGTTTAGTGTATTTGCTTTTCTAGCTAGGGCAACTATGCCACCTTCTACGGCTAGATTTTCACCTACATCACCCATCTCTCTAAATAATGTTTTTGCAAGGTCTGATTGACCAAATTTTTCATCTCTAAATAAAAGTGCAAGTGCCTCTGTTTCCCAAGAGTTTGTTCCAAACCACATGTCTTTCATGTAAGCAGACTGACCACCTGTTCTCATTTTTTCCATACCTGCAACAACTGACCTTTTAGCCTCTTTAATTAAAGCCTTATTTACTGTAGCAGCACCACCTACAAATTGACCACCCGCTTTTACTATGTCTGCTAATCCTTCACCTACATTGTCAAGTGCATATACATAGTTTCTCATATACCCATTTGTTGTATTACGTGCTGTTGTAGCAGTTTGAATTGTCATTAGTCCAATACGAGCTTTGTTTATAGCACTAGGACCCCAATTTGTATACACTCTTCTTAATTTAGAACCTAGACCTTTCTCGGATTCTTCCAATGCTTTTTGTGCAGGTGTTTTTACATCTGCTAAGTTAACAAGTTTTTGGTCTATCTCTGCTAACTCTTTTAACAATTTTTCTTTTTCTGCTTTTTTTAATGCACCTAATCTACCTAATTTTCTACCTGCTTCGCTGTATTCTGCTACAATTAAGGATGTTAATTGCGTCATAGTTAGTCCGTGGTCATCTAATATTTTTAGTATACCAACATCTGTTACATCACCTTCTGTTAATCCTCTTGCTAATCTTGATGTTATACGTTCCTTTTGTACAACTTTTTTTCCTGTAGAATCTACTGTTTCTTTTACAATAGGTTTTACATTTTTTAATATTAATGTTGCAGCAGAAGCAATATTTTCGTGAAACTTATCCTCAATAGTAGGAACAAATTTAGCAGATTTAAAATTTACATCTGATGCTAAACCACCACCGGGTGTTTTTAATTTTTTACCCTCTGCTAATTTTTCAGGAACTGTTTCTATTAAAGGTAGCAATTTTTCTTTTACTAATATATATGTATCTTTTGTTGATGCATCTTTAGCAACTTTAGATGTTACATTTTTATGTGCTTTTTCTATTTTATGTGTTTCTTTAGCTATAGCACTCAATCTAATTTGTTCTGCTATATTAGATGTTATAGTTTTTTGTGTTCCTGTTATTGCTCCAAAAGTACCTGCTGTTGCAGCACTAAATGTTGCAGCTAGTGCTATATCAGCTAAACTTGCATCATCTGCTATACCTAACTGTTCTCTTGTCTCACCTTGTTGTCGTACAGTATATCCTGAAACTGCTCCGTCTATGAGAGCAGAAGCTCCTGCAGTTTTCCAACCACCTTTTTTAAAACCATCTACAGATGCCTCTAATCCTGCACGTATTCTACCTTTAGCTTTTCTTTTTAGTACTTGTCTAATGCCTAATTTAATGCCCTGTTGTGCCGCCAAAGAACCTGCTTTTGCTGCCCCAAAACTAAATAAACCTGCATAAGTAGAAGGAGCTTTAAGAACACCTTCTACATAATCACCTGCTGCTGTCCAACCAAAGTCACTATCCATATTATCATAGGCATTCATTAAACTACCAAAACGCTCTTGACTTTCATCATCGGCTGTTTGAGCGTAAAATAAATCTCTAGTAGCTGTTACTTCGTTAACATTTTGTTTACGAAAATGTTCCATAAACCCATCGTAAATCTGTTCATTAACATCTTCGTCACTATATGAAAATTCATAGCCACCTCTATCTTCTAAAAAAAGAGCAGCATCTTCTAGAAACTGCTCATCACTTATAAGATTTTCTTTGTTTAAATCCTGTTTATCTAAATATTTATATGTCATTTTGTAATTAAACCGTAAGCCTTGTCATTCCAATCTTTACCTGTTAAATCTTTAAATTTTTGTTTTAGTGTAGCTTCATCAGTCTGTTGTAAATTAGCTTTTAAAAATACTTTAATTTGTCTTGCTTGTGTAGCACTTCCACTGTTTAAAAATTTAGTTACAAGTGTCGAAATATCAACACTATTTTGTGTGTTATTTTGTGCAGAGGCATTGCCTGTATTAGTTACATTGTTTTTAGGGGTAATATTATTTTGAGGCTTTTTTTGAAACTCGTTTTTGTCATAATCTATATTTCCATTTACCACAAAATATGCAGAACCGTCTCCATTTCTATCTAGTTTCTTATCATTTTTAATCATTTCTTTTGTTATAATCTGAACATCAAGAAGATTATTTGCTGCATATGACAAAAATTGCATAGCATCTAAGGCATCGCCATAAGGTATTTGTTGTCTACTAAAATCATCCATTACATTAGTTTTTTGATTTTCATCTATGTAACCAACCATAGGTGCATTTAGGCTTCCTCTATTTTCAGCTAACTTAGACATCTTTAAAAAACCTGTTAACTTATTTGCATAATTAGATGAAAGTTTTGCGTTGTTTAATTTAGTATCATCTGCATTCCACTCACCATTTAATAAACTTTGGTCTACACCTAAACCACTCATAAGGTAATGTTTTAATAGATTATTTACAGACCTTTCATTTGGACTACCACTTATTATTTCTTTATCTGCTGTATTTCTTATAATTATTTCTAGCTCTAATTCTCTTTCTGATAAGTCTTTATATTCATCACTTTTTGGGTCAAGATTTTCTAGTCTACCTTTAATTAATCCTAAATCTTTTTGATAAGATTGACCTAGTAACAACTGAAATCTATCTACATTAATGTTAGGTGCTGCAGGTGCAGGTAATTCTCCATAGTTTGTTTGTAAACTATCTTCACTATATCCTGATAACGCTAATTCTGTCTGAACATATTTTTTTGCTTGTTCAGTTGCATTGTTTTTGCCCCTCATAAATATGTTTAATATGTTCATGCCTGTTCCTTCTAAGGCTGTTCCCATATCACTATCTTTCATACCAAAGTCCATAGGTATTGTTATGCTATTTGCGAGTTGTTGTTGTGTTGGAACTTTTCTTTTTCCATTAGGTGCTACTTCAGGTAATGTATATAGCTGTTCTATTTTCATACCACTTGTAACTAACTTTGAGGCAATTTCAGGAACAACAGTCTTTGCATAACCATATCCATTTTTAGCAATTATACTATGTAATACCTCTATGCCTCTAGTGCTTCCATTTTGATTTAATTGTGCTTCTAAAAGTTTAATTTCATCTTGATTTTCTTTAAATTCTTTATTAAATCTTTTAGTTTCCTCTTCAGCTTTATTTACCCTACTTCTAGCTATTCTTTGTATTCTGTCATCATAGTCATCCATAGCATCCTGAATACCCTTAGATGCACTTGTAGCAACACCACCTGCAAGACCTTCTAAAAAGGGCTTACTAAATATGCTTTTTAATACGCTCATACTACTCTCCTAGACATTAATCCTTTTGGCTCTTCTTCTTCTTCAACAGGTTCTTCTACGTCAGGTTCTTTAATAGTGTCCATAGAATCTACATTAACATCTTTTTCTTTTAGCATTTTTTCTACACTTCTTTTTGCTAAAGTATCACGGTCTTTACTAGAGCTGTCCTCTAATCCTGTTGTATACTCAACACCTGCAGTATCACCTATTAATTGCATATTTTCTATTAATACAGGTAAACTTAACAGTCCTGTATCCACCGTATGTTTACCTTCCATAACACCTGCTATTTGTATTGTATTTGCAATTGTTGTTAAAGGTATACCCATATCCATAATATCAACAAGCTGTTCTGAAAATTCATCTGACATCATTTTAGATGTATAATGTTCTACAACCTCATCAACTGTTGTAAATTGAGGTGGATTCTGCCAAGGTCTTGCTCTAAGTTCATGGGTTAAACCCATTCCTGCAATAGGAGCATCAAAATTAGGTGTCTTTATTTCCATTATTTTTTAATTCCATTCTTATATTTCTTATGCTATTAAAGTATTTAGCGACTCTATAAGCAGGTTCATTTGAAAATGTATTTTTATTTTTGTTAATTGAATTTGTCATAGGTGCTAGTAAACCATTACCTTTTTTAACAGGTTTAGGCTCATTTAATTTTACATTTTGCATATTTCTATACGCTAGTTTTGTGTAGTTTGTAATCATGCTGGTATATTACCTGTTCCAAATCTTAGATAGGCACTTCCTAGTGTTCCTATTAGATTTCCAATTGCACTACCTGCTGCTGACGTAGATGCTGCAGAAGCAACGG